CCCTTCCGGGGTCTCCTCATGTTGAACTTACAACTCAACTTCCAATCGTTATGTACAGGACAAAGTTCCGAGCAATCAGAAAACTGGCGACGGCTACCTCAACTACTGTTTACCCCATAGGGGCACTCAATAATTGGAATCCGCCGCTCGCTAAGTTCGTTCCTTTAACTTTTTATGTGCCTGAATATCAGGCGTCATACGAAGTTATTAGATCGGACGGCGATCACCAGCAAACTCATTGGAAAGACTGTCAGCATTACAAGCTGGAAGTCCCACCTAATAGGTTTACTGGTCCTGGTTTTCCTTGGCTATGTGTTTCTGCTACGGGTTCTCCGTATTACAAAACCACAGGCCCTGGAGTTGACGCTACGCTTGCGTACGCCAACACTGCTGCTCCTGGAGCTATGTTTGGGCCATTCGGTGAGCACGTTTTCGGGCTCCCCGCGTTCATGATGGCAGAGACGACTGATGGGTTTATCCCTCGGCCGCTTGCTATTAATAGTTTGATAGACAACTCTTTACGAGCTATGCTACCGAACATTAAAGCAGAACTGTCGTTGATCAATACTCTTATAGAGTTGAAAGACTTCAGTTCTCTGTCTAGAACACTCAGTGGGATAGACAAGGCCAAAGACTTGCTTATAAACGCTAATAGCGCTTTGGGCAAGTCTGTAACCGGTGTCTATCGTCGAATCCGTAAGTCCTTTTCTAAGGACTCAGGACCGACGCTCCACGAGTGGGCTCGGATTGGTTCGGATGCTTATCTTCAAATGAAGTTTAACTTCGAACCTCTCCTATCGGACATCTTCGGTATTTATACCGCAGTGTCACGCACCCAACGTCGTATAAACGACTTATTGGTGCGTCAAGGCAAACGCAGAATTAAGCACTTTACTGTGCTTGACTCTCCGTATGGTATAACCAATTCGTGGTTACAAACCTGTGGCACCTACAACCTTAACGGCGGCCAGTTTGCTGGAGGGAGTCATCCCCCCGGTTTTACTGGTGTCAATAAGGCGTTGATGCTTGGTTTGCGTATCACTCGGGAAGTTATCTCCCCGGTTGGTTACACGTTTCATGCTCAAGTCGAGTATAATTATAATTATACCCGATTCCAAGCTGAGAATGCTCAGCTGCTCGGTATGCTAGATGCTCTAGGGGTTAATCTTAACCCGGCGATCATCTGGAATGCCGTTCCTTGGAGCTTTGTAGTGGACTGGGTCATCGGCGTAGGCCGATGGCTTGACCGTTTCAAAGTTCAGAACATGACTCCTACGATTAACATAACGAGGTACCTATGGAGCTATAAGCGCACTAGACGAGTCCGACTGATGTTAAAATCAGAAGGATCCTCGCTTGGTGTCTCAGTTCCCCCAACGTACCTACCAGATCTCTACGAGACGGCTTACCGCCGGACTGTAGAGATGCCGACTGGAAGCTCGCTTATAACGAGCGGATTGAGTTCTCGCGAACTTAGTCTAGGATTAGCTCTTGCGATTACTCGCAGGAGGAAACCCTATAACCGTGGTCGATAGACTACAAAACGCTCAGGCTTTGCGCCTGGGAGAAAATAAGCATGTTAACAAACACACTTAATACAAACGAAGTCAAGATCGCTGCTGGGACGGAAGTAGAATTTACTCGTCTCAGCATCGGTGTCCGATCCACCGAATTCGCCCTAATTGGGGAGAATCCGGCATTACCTCACCGACTCATCATCTCTCATCAAGAGAGTGGAGTTGGTACATCCAGGCGTCGTCGTTCCGTCGTTCGATTTGAAAAGTCGATCGCCGGACACATCGATGCAACGGCTGTTATCAAAGGTTCCGCGTATTTGGTTCTAGACAATCCCATTGGGAATGTCACGACCGCTGTACTCGCAACTGATCTGATAGCTAACCTCTTGTCGTTTTGTGCCTCTTTAGGGGCTTCAACGACAATCCTGTATGATGGTACTGGGAACGGTGCTACTGCATTGATCTCGGGCGGTATTTAATACCGACGAGTAGTGCAATAATCTTGTTATGTGATCTCGAAAGAGAACGCATAATCTCTGAGAGGCAATAAGAAGGGGTGCTGCTCCGCAAGGAGCAGTACTTTCTTCCCTTTGCCAATTAGAGCGTATTCTCAGTCCTGTAAAGGACGTCAAGTACGTTTCGTTTGTGGTTTAGTCACGGGTGTGTGCATGCTCTAGGAGGAATACCTTATGGTATCCAATAAGAGCCTAGATGAAATAGAAGTCATCGCTGCACTTCTCCGTGACGCTCACGCGTCATATGGAGTTGTGTTCAACAACCGCGCTTTGCGCTTAACCCTTCAAAAGGTTAGGAACAGAGCACGTTTAGAAGGACTCGGTTTTCTTACGAAAACCCTACCCCGTCTTGGCAAGTACTTTGATCAAGCACTTGCGGCGGTTCACAAATTCAACGCTGGCACTCATCACTGGAAAGTGAAGATTGGCAGTGAGTTACCGAGATTTCTCGGAGAACTCTTTGAACTTGTGTTCCACAAAGACGGAACTGTCCTTCCTGATCCAGACGCAACCTGCGTCCGTCTCATACGGGATATTCTATACTGTTTCTATAAGTATGAACTCCCCTATACTGAAGTGCAAGAACAACAAATCATCGATGCCTTTAAAAGCACCGAAGAAGATTTGTCGAAAGCAACGCGAAAGATACACTCTGTATCTAACGCTCTTGCTCCTTATATTGAAGCTAACCGGCGAAGGCAACCTGTCTCATGTCTCCCTTCAGGAGACACTGACATGGCTATACCGAAGCATGAATTAGCTGCAACACGCGAAGCGAGGATTTTGCTTAGCAACTTATTCTCGCAGTTCGATCCTACGGACATTACACCCAACCACGGCCCAGGAGTCGTTTCTACAAAAGAAACTCTTTCTGAGAAGTTTTGTTGGACTAACGTCAGCAATCGAATCACCTCAGTTTTCCCATTCGATGCATATTTTTGTGCATCGGCGGGTCACGTGTGTGATACATTTGATAGTTTTGATACTATCACTGAAACGGATCATCCGGCACGAGTTGTACTCGTACCGAAGGATTCCCGCGGGCCTCGACTTATATCTTGCGAACCTGTTGATTTTCAATGGGTCCAACAAGGTATGAGGAAGGCCATATATCGACTCGTAGAAGACCATTATCTCACGAAGCATAATGTCTTCTTCACAGATCAAGTTCCGAATCGATTGGGAGCCCTATTGGGCTCTACAACCGGGCGGTACGCGACCCTTGACCTCAAAGAGGCCTCGGATCGTGTCAGCCTTGGTCTCGTTCGCCTGCTGTTTCCCGAACACGTTTATACGTATTTGGTGGCATGCAGGAGCACTTCAACAGTGCTTCCGAATGGTGAGAAGATGGACTTACTCAAGTATGCTCCAATGGGGTCAGCACTATGCTTTCCCGTATTGGCGCTCACTATTTGGGCCCTTCTTACCGCTCACGCACCGGACGCGGATACCCGTGAGGGTATCCTTGTATACGGTGATGACGTCATAGTACCAACAACTTACGTTGAGAGCGCTATGGCCATCCTCGAGGCATTTGGGTTATTAATTAACCGTGCCAAGAGCTGCACCCAAGGATCCTTTAGGGAATCCTGCGGCATGGACGCCTTCAAGGGCGTAAATGTCACGCCTGTCCGTATTAGGACAGTCTGGGAGTCTACACCTCGTCCTGACGTTTATACGAGCTGGATAGCTTACGCTAATTCCTACTACGATAAACGGAGATATCATACCTACAATTATATTGTAGCGGAATTGGAGGCCATTTATGGACCGATTCCGGGCGAGGA